ACCTTCATCGCTTTGTCAGTGATGTCTCTTGTCCTATCTGCCCACCACTTCTGCGTTGTCTTGTGAGAGTTAAAGCTATTCAGAGCATTCATGTGCTCTTGTGTAAATTCACCTACGTTCTGGTCAATGCCCGACCTTTGTGCATCAAACCCCTTGCCTTGATACGCCTTTGTGTATGCTCTCTTGAGTGCGCCTGGCAATTCCCTGATTGGAACCTCAAAGTTTGCAGCACCCATGAATGGATCGTGAAGGTTAAGCAGCGCAGACTTTGGCCCAGCCAATGAACCCGCATAGCCTACAGAGTTAAGCGCCTGTATCCAAAGCTCGGGAGACTTTGTTTCCGCAAGCATGTTCTCTTTCATCCAATCGGTAGCTTTCTCTGCTGCCGCAGGATTAATCCCTTGATCTATTTGCTTTTTAGTCAGCGCCTCAAAGAACTCCTTGGATGATTGCAACTTGCCCGGCTTAGGCATATCAAACTTTTTAGCAACCTGTGACATCTTCTCGTTGTTCATGTGCCGACGAAGATCCGTTAGCAGTACAGGCTCATAGTCCGTGCCTTTAGGAATCGGATTAGGGTTAAGCCTGTCAGGATTAATGATCCAGTTTCGATTTCTCTGCTTTGTTGCCGGGTCATCAGGCATATCAAAATCATCAATCTTGTCATTATCCTTGCCCATCTTTGCTCTGGCTTCAGGCGTCAGCTTCGTGTGCAAGTGGTTCTTTCCTTGCATCTGCTTAAAGGGAATGTTCATGCCTGTCACAGCGTTCAAGTGGGCGTGTGACTTTCGCCGTGACCAATCTAGATATTCGTCTAACGCCTTAGCATCATCTGGGCCCAGCTCTCTAAAGACATAACTCAACAACTCCTTCCTACCAACGCTAGGAGAATCAGCGCCAAAGTCCATGAGCAATTCCTGAAACTTTGGATCAACCTTGTTGAGCTCAAGCACGTTGTCGATAGGTTCAACGTATCGTCGGATGTCTCTTGCTAGCTCCATCGTCGCCGCTTGACTAGCCACCTGATAACGACCACCAACCTGCTCACTAACACGCCGCATCAAACGATGTGAAACGCCTGTGATCTTGTCCTCGTACTGATCCTTTAGCCCACGAGTCAGCGCCTCAAAGAGCTCGCCCGCATTCGTTGCATTACGCCAGTCTGGACTCTCACCCCTCTGACGAACTGCGTTATCCCATGGCTTGTCTTTTATTAATGAGAACTCCTGCTTGGGCTGAAGCTCCATGTACTCTCTCATGCCCTTGTCTAGCCCAGAGAACCCCTCATTCCACTCAACAGGATTAACCTCGATCTCATCGGATTTGAATGGCCCTGCGTCTGGATCACGAACCATAGTCGGCTCGCTCATCTTGGCTTTAGCTTCTCTTGTTGCCTTCATCACTTGCGGTCTAGCTGCATGTGCTGCCGCAGTTAGACTCTCTAGCTCTGCATCAGCAGCATCATCAAACGCTGTGTACCCACCCTCTTTAGTCATGCGCCCCGGCTGACCGCTGGGAGTAGATCCCCAGTCCACGGCATTACGCATAGTCAAAGCACCAGCAGCACCGCCAATACCACCAGCCAGTACGGCCATATTCACAACCTGAACAAGATCCTGCTTTGATGTGTAATCCATGTCGGTCATGTTGTGCATAGACATAACGCCTTCGGCTGCCGCTGCACCACCCTGCCTTGCAAACGTACCCAGCTTAGTGGCTCCTGCCCCTGCCAGCCTCGATACGTTAAGCCCGGTACGCAATGCACCAAGAGCCGAAGCACCACCTCGAACGCCCGTGTTATCACGAGCCATGTAATCCTGTTCTTGGATTCTTTTCTTCTCGTAATCAATGGTTGACTGATTAACCTGCGCCGCCATACCTGCAATATCGTCATCATCAATGATGCCTAGCGATGCGAACTTAGCGATAGCTCTCGTGGCATTAAGTGTCTCGTCGTAAACACTTTCCGAGTCCTTTACCTGAAGCTTCTTTTCAGCCAGTTGAAAGTCTATCTCGGCAATAGCATCCTTGCGCCCCTTGTGGACTGCGATCTCTCGCAGCCGTTCAAGTTCGGCAATGTATTCCTCGTCGGTATGTTCATTGCCACTAAAGAAGTTACTTACTTCGTGAGCCATTTAGTCCTCCAGAGTGCTTTGAAGATTGGTAATCATTGACTGCTCTCCGTTCTTGCTCAAGCCCTCTCCCTTCTTGTACTTCTGTGCTGCTGCTTGTCCTGCCAAGTATATATCTGCATCGCTCATGCCAGATGCCGCAGCACGGGCCATTGCAAAGGAAGCGTCTGCCCAAAGGTGGTCATCATCAACACCATCAATAATACCAAGCCCAAACGCGCCAACGCCAAAGTTCTCAATCTTGATGCGCTTTGCTAGCGGCATGTAAAGCTCAACGAGTTCAGCCGTTGGCTCAGCTATCTTAGTTCCTGCTCTCTCTCCTGTGATCCATGCAGAAAGCTGCTTGTTTCTTTCGTCGCCCTTTAGACCGTTAATCCGATCTATCTCTTGCTGCGGCATTCCCATTGACTTCATGGTTTCTGCGGTTACGGGGGTAGCGCTCTCGTAGTCTAGGTTTGCTTTGCGTAGCTGGTCTGTTGCAGTGGCAGTTGCTAACCGACGATCTAAGATAGTATCGAAATGCACCACCGATCCCACGCCATGCGTGTTTGCAAACATCAGCCTTGCGTTATCTATAGCCTGAGTGCTAGTAAGATCTACGTTGTTAAGGCCTACTCTTGCAGCAGCAAGCTGTGGCAGTGCTGTGCGTTCTGCTATCGCAGCCGTTGCGGCAATCTCGTTAGCCATCTGCGTACTAATAGTCTCTGCTTGCACTTGAGCTATCGTTGCTTCGGCAACATCTCTATCTATATTTAACTGATCCTGTAAGACTTCGACCTTTGCTTGCTCTATCCCGCTAGTTATATCTAACCTTTTCTGCTCAAGCTTTAACTTATCTTTATTGAGCTCGTCAGTAGCAATGGTGCTAGCTATTTGCGCCTCAAGATACGCGCCTTCCAATGGCACAATGTCTGCCTTTGCAGTGTTAAGATCGGCAATAGAGTTAACCTGCTTGACCTGTGCGCCTGTAAGGCGGTTGTCCAGCTTCAAGGCCTGCTCTCTAAGATCCTCAGTCCTTCTCTTAAAGCCTATGTTATAACGAACCTCATCTTTCTGAGCGTTCGTGAAGCCCGCCATTGCCATAGCCTGTTCTGTCTGAGACTCAAGCAACGCCAACTGGATAGGATGCTGCTCCCATTCGCGCATGTTTTTGTCATTCATCATAACGCGGGTAAACGTACCCATGCTTATCTCTTCGTTACCAAGACGTACTGCCAGGTCATCTCGAATAGCCTGACTATCCATGTTTGCATAGGTCTCATCATTAAGAACCGTGTTACGGAGTATCGTTGAATTGTCCATCGCCTCTCTAAGATCCAGCGCTCTAAAATTCTGATCCGCATTTACGCCAAACTCATAGGTTGCGCGAGTCTCTGTCGTATTGAACTGTCTATTTTGATCTTGCCTCTGTCGCTCTTGCAGTGCCAGCCTTCCCTCCTGCATTCTTATATCTTCAGCATTGTATTTTGCGTCGTTATCAAGAGCCTGCTGTCCCTGACCTTCTCCTACTCTAGTGGCGCGACCCTCCTCACCGTTATAAGCAAACGTATTCTGGAATGTCTCCGGGTCAAAGTCGTACTTGTTAGCAACCTGTGCCATAGCTCCTTGCACAGCTTGAATCTTTTGTTTCCCCTGCGGTGTTTTCATCCACTCGTCATAGTTAGTGACCAGCGTAGAGCGCAGGTTAGATAGGGACTCAAGCCCCTTCTGTTGGTTCTTGCGCTGAGTTGCTTCTGCTGCCCGACCCTGCATTGCAATGGCAGCTTCTTGCTGCCCGTTAGCTTGGAGATACTTTGCATACTTCAGCATTGAGTCAGGATCATTTTGATCGAGCTTTGGTGCTGAGTAGTCTCGGATATTCTGGTGCGTCCAGTCCGAAGCCTTGCCCATCTCGCCTACAGTCTCGGCTATGTTATTCAACATGCCTGTTAAGTTTGCTGCTTGTGCGCTTCCCGCCATGATTAGCTACCTTTTCCTAAGAAATCAAACATACCGCCAGCGTTATCAAGGATAGAATCATAGATGTTCCCCTTGAGTTCTGAGGCTGCCTTGTTAGCGTTGACATCAACCTGTGCGCCACCGAGTCCTAGCTGTGCTAGATACTGTAGCCCGGTTAACTGACCTGTCTGTGCGGCATCAGCGCCATGCTGTCCCATCTGCATTAACTGCATCTGTTGTTGCATAGGCATAAAGCTGGTCTGATAGTTCTGATTGCCTGCTGTGTTGTACATGTTCGCTATGTTGGCTTGTTGCATCTGCTCTTGCTGTGCTTGGCCCATTGCCCCAAAGGCTGCTGTGTTGCTAGCCTCTGCGCGAGCTCTTGCCATTGCCGCATCTTCTGCTGTTCCACCGAACTGCGACCCACGTATTCCACCCCTGCCCATTGCATATTCCCGAGCCTGTTGCGCGGCTTGTGCACGGTTGAGTTGTGGGTTTTGCATAGCCATAGAGCGATCATAAATCTCTTGCTCTCTTCCTGCGGTTGACTGCATGGACTGGTTCATAAAGTTCTGACCCGCATTCATGTAGGCATTGGATGTATTCATCATCCCTTGGTTCTGACCGACACCAAAATCAACGCTACCGTCTGCGCCTATCCTGGTGTTACCTAGATTACTGGTAACGCCATAGCCCTTAAATCCAGACTGGCTATTAAGATCCTTGCCCATTGCATTGAGCTCGCCCTTAATCGTATTGCCGTAGGTTGTAAGCGCGTCGGCATCTTTAAGCCCTTGATACGCACTGTAGGCTCCGGCACCAATTCCAATAAAATCCGGTACACTCATTGTCCTGCTCCTTAAACGATGATTCGTCCTAGTAATATATTAAGTGTGATCTGCTGCATCGAGAGCTCATCGCCCTCAATCATGGAATCGAATCCAATTCGTAGCATCTCGCCTGTACCATTCAGTGATGTCGTTACTGTCTTAAACTCTGTCTTACCCTTGGGATTGCGTAAGGGTCTGCTGTATTCCATGTCAGCACCAAAGCCCCATGTTGCGTTAAAGACTGAAGGTGTCTTATTTGCGTGGAAGCTATAGCTCGTAGACTTAGGGATCATCGTCTGCAATAGGGTGTCTGTACCTGCAAGCACCGTGCTCTCATATCTAAACGGGTAGTCTGTTGGCTGCTTAAATCCACCATACACACACAACCCTCTAGAGTCTCTGCCACCCAGTACCGTTTTCTCATCGAGTTCTGTACGCACAGTGATCGAGTCAAAGAAGTCACAGCCTGTCCAACGTGTTGCACGTAACCCACCCGTTGCTGACGGTCGCCCTAGCTGAAAGACATACGCCTCTCTCATTGCAGGGAATAGACACACCACTAAGCTCTTGGCTGGCATGTGAAGAAGTCTGACGTTACGGCTATAGGTCGCCACCAGTGGGCGTATGAGTGACGCTATGTTCATGCTAGGTTCTGACAAGGGACTAGACTTCTCTTGGATCACACGGCCCAAGGAGCGAACGCCCAAGCTATCAACGAACAGATGGTCAGTACCAACATTGCACATAGCATCTTGATTAACGAGTCCCACATCCTTGATAGCATCCTCTAGCTTTAACCCCTGCTCACCCGCTGGATCTCCTTGTGCGCCAGAGTAGATAAGAATTGACTTACGCCCGAAGATAACTAGGAATCCATTGTGTGCTGCTATCCCTGTAATGGTGTCCTCACCATCAGGCCAAAATTCAGCAACGTCTATAATCCCCGCTGTGTTAAACCAGTCATCTAGTTCTTGGCTCCCGTCATACCATTGGTGTCCCAAAAGCATGTCCGAGAAGTAGACGGTCTGGTAGTCCCCATTAACCCCAGAAACCCAGAGTCTCCCGTAGGCAGCACAAGCAATGTCACCGTCAATAATGGGGGCCATAACGACCTCATCTTTAGGGGGTGAATAACCGTCTGTATCACTGAGCTTTCTAGCCTCTGTACCGTCCCATACCATGACCTCTTCGCCTTTAGAAAAGACATAACACTCTCTGTTGAAGGTCAATACTTTGCAGTTTGTTAGGCCATTCTTAGGCCGTATAGCGTCTATAGTTTTGAGTACATTTCCGTCCTGATAGAACCCCACATAGCTCGTATGCTGAACGTCAGATACACTACTTATCTCGTCCGACATAGCACCACGAGACACCTTGTTTCTAGTGAATGGCGCACCCTCTCCTATGAGCCCAAAGGTCTGATCTACCTTAATACCGTTCTTTAATCCAAAGCCTGAATACTCTGCTGTGTAAAACTCAGACAGCCCAAACTCTGCTAGACCTACGTTCTGGATAGCGTCCTCGCCTTGTATCTGGCATAGACGAACAACGTCATAGTTCTGATTACCCCCATCGTATTGGGTGATTAGGTCAGCGAACGCCTCCCTGCAAGCAAGGCGTCCCACCCTGTCAATCACTGCGTTATCTGCCCTAAGAGCAAACTCGGTAGAGGATTGAAAGGGGCTGATCTCTGAGCTCAGTCCCTCTGATCCCGGTGATCTAACTGATACCTGGCGTAACTGTGATGCCATTTACACGCCCTCCCAAAGATACTCACCTCGGGAATTAGATACGTCCCATGAGATAGCATCTGACAAATACTGCTTTGATAGAGCGAATAACTCTATTGACGATTGACCTCCGACCTCACCGCGCTCCCTTGAGGCTAGTGCTAAGGCGTAATAAAGGACGGGCTGCTCTGGTAAGTCTATGATTGCGTTGTTGTGCTTATCGAGGTGGGCCATTTTGTAGCCTTCAAGAATCAGGCGTAGCTCTGGAGGCCTCTCTTCATAAGATCCATTGCCATTATAAAGAGCCTCGGTGTACATATCGCCATTGTTGTACATGTCTACAAAGTCAAAGCGACCACTGCCATACTCAGACATTTTAAACTCGTGCACGTTATACATTGCGCCACCCGGTGCCTCGTAATGAAAGCTATCGTCAGGCCACGGATATACTTGTATCGCTAAATCTTCACCGCTGATCTGTGAGGGCGCGTAATACGCAGGGACACCTTCGTGATACTTCTTTCTTGCCAGATCCCTTTGGCTAACCTCGATCAACTGTCGTTCGCTATGCCCATAACGTATTGAGTAAAGCTGGGCTTGGTCGGCTTTAACGCCTAGCCAGTAAATATTCTGTCCGGGCTCTAAGTCTATCGACCAGATTCTTCGGCTGCTGTTCCATGTGTGAGACTTCTGCACATGAATGTACGCATCCTCTACAAACTTAACGACGAGCTTCTGCTGCGGCTCATTGTCTCTATCGTTGACATCCTCTATCTCATCCTCGCGCATACGGATAAGCACTTCATTGCACATTTCTAAGTGGTTCACGATAGTAGTCCTTCTTCCGTCATCTGCTTCTTGGACATCGCGTACTCTGGTGACTTACCTGTTGGTGTCAGCAGTCCCTCGATGTTGTTATATACCCGCTCTCTGGCTTTCCTCCACTTGCTAATCTTTGAGTAAGGATTAAGAGGCGTCCAGTAGGGGTTGTCACTACCGTCATCACCTAATGAAAGCAGGCCACCAGCACCACCGCCTCCACCGCCACCGCCACCGCCAGCAGGGGGTAGTTCCTCACCAACACCACCACCACCGCCACCCGTAGACGTAGGCAAATCCTCTCCCACACCGCCACCACCAGACGTAGAAGGCAACGTATCGTCATTAACAGCGCCCGACCCACCACCTAACGTCAGCAAGCCTAAGAGGTCGTTAAGCCTGTTGTTCTGTGAGGGTGGTAGCCCTTCACCAACACCTGTACCTGAACCTGAGCCTGAACCTGAGCCGCTGTCAGCAACCTCATCAGAATTGTAAAGCTCATACTGCTCTAGCAGGTCTTGCTGTGCGTTGGGATCTGTCTCTTGTAGCGCCGCTTCTAGTAGTTGAAGTGCTAGCGTGTTGGCTGGGTTAGGCTGCGATAGTCCGTTCTCGTTTATATAATCCTGTACGCCTTCTTGCTGTACCCATTCCTCTGCACCAGGGAACCGACCTTCGCCGCTACCATCACCATCGCCAGATCCGTCACCCGAACCAGCACCATCCCCGCTGCCATCACCATCACCATCACCGTTACCATTGCCATCGCCATTACCATTGCTAGCAATCTCACTGTTAGATTCCTCGCCATTGTTTTCTCTGATTGACTCTGCAATCTCCGTTAATGGGGCAAGTACAGGGTTCTCAGTAGTACCTCCTAGCTCAACAGGCATCGGCAAGATACCGAACATGGTCGAGTTAGGGTCACGATCCATGCTTGTTTTCCAGTACCGCTCATCCAAACCCTGATAAGACTGGTTCTGAAGCAGACCAAACTCAGTTGAGGCAGCTAACCACTGCTCAATATCATCAGGTCTAAGAGCATTAGCATTTCTAGATAGTAGATCTTCGTAGTATGACGCTTGATAATCCGACCAGTTTTCAGCAAGGCCTTCATCCATCTGAAAATTAAGATAGTCGAGCGTCTCTTGATCTGATTCAGTCCACTCACCAAACTCGTTGTATCGGTTCTCTAGATGGGCGTACTCTTGGGCATTCTGAGCAACTTCAGACTCGCCACTAAGTAACTGCTTTAACCCGCCTTCATAGTCTACGGACTGATCCCAGCCAGCAAACACATCACCTTCACTTCTGTTGTTTTGGAATCCTTCCCATGTAGTGCCAGTCCCATCGCCAAAGCTATAACGCCCGTTTTCATCAGGGAAAAACAGGTTGCCTTGGGGGTCAATGATGACGTTCTTAGCGGCACCCAGTAAGGGGTCTAGGATATTATCGTTAAGCCAGCCTGTTCCTACACTATCAACCGAGTCAAACAATCCTCCGGGGCCAACAAGTCCTGCCAGGTCAGAAGTATTCTCTACGGCTGTACCTTCAAACTGCGGCAGTGCTGATTGTCTTGCGTCACCAAAGTAGTCACTGACCACATTCATACCGCCGCCCATACCAGCAGCTATTAATGCGTTCTTTAAGTCAATGTCTCCGTCAACCGCACCCTGTAAAACACTGCCTGTTCCACCAAGGATTGCACCGCCTACTGCGCTATCGGGCGTAATACCTGTTACGTTCTCTAGCAGACCACCACCCAAGCCGCCAGTAATAGCGCCGACTGCTATGTTGCCTACATCAAGACCGTTACCTGAGAGTAATCCGCTAGCACCCGCTGATATGCCGCCCTTTAAAGCGCCAACACCCGCACCTTGCAGACCCAAACTGCCGCCTATCATTGGTGCAAAACCAGCCCCTAAGCCCCCTGCTACCGTAGCAATAATGGCTGCTTTACCGACATCCTCCACACCCATGCGCTCTGCTACATAGGTGCGTATATAGTTGTTGCCTGACCACTCATAGACATCACCATTCTCTGCGGTGATCTTCTGCTGAATGCCGTACTTGTTCATCAAGCCCTGATTTTCTTCAGAGCTCACCCATGAGTTGTACCCTGACTGCCTAGCATTGGCGTCTGACTGGCGGTTATCGTTGATCTGACTTTGATTGCCGTTATAGGCAAGATCACCAGCGCCCTCATAATCACTGACTCGCTCGGCTGCTGTGCGCTTATCTACCCCTGTAGCATCCCACCAGTTCTGCTGCCCTAGCATTCCACTGGCTTCACCCATGTACGCCATGTAGTTATCGAAGCTGCCAAACGTGGATTGTAAATACTGGTCAGTCCCGTACTCCCCCTCAAGCTGGGCACGAGTCATTTGACCGCCATAGTTCTGCGGTGAGTTAGATTGATCTATCTCCTGACCACGACCGGGCATTTTATCGTGGCTATAACCCCCGCCATACAAGCCCGATACCTGCGATGACCGCTCTGCATCAGAGATAATGTTGTACATCACCTCGTTTACAATCTGATCCTCTTCGCTAGTCAACATGCCAGTCATTTAGCAACCTCCACCAAAGGTCAGCGTGTCATCGCACTGCGTTACTTCGACTTCTTCTCCATCAATGATGACCGTGACCCGTAGACCAGCCCCTAGAAGGGCCTCAATGTCCGCTAGATCGACGTTCGTACCTTCTGTTGTTGTGTAGGTAGTCTGGTTATTGCTGTCTGTGGTGGTCGTTGTGGTCGCTGTGCTAGTGACACTACTAGTTTCTGTGCTAGTGACGCTGCTCGTCTCTGTGCTGCTCGTGGTGTTTGTTACTGACTGATCCATGTCGTTCCCTACGGTTGTGTAATCTCCACCTACGCTTACTGTTTCACGGTTTAATCCAACCGAGGCCATGTTAGTGACGCTTCGCATTACGTCGGCGTCCGTGGTCGCGTCACCTATGGCGACCCTAGCGGCATTGTCACTGTTGTTCTTGCTTACGCTTGCTTGATAACCCGCTACGGCGACTGTCCCAACGGTGGTAATTAGTGCTGGTGCAACGGCCTTAACGACTTCTATAGCTTCATTTTGCTCTCGATGAAGCTGAACAATTGCTCCAGAGGAATCCGCTTCCTCTTGAACCGACGCCACTGCCATTGCCACCGCGATAGCATCTGCTGAGTCCGGGGCGTTTTTAGCAACCTCTGCCATAGCCTGATATAGAGCGGCCCTCGCCGAGGCGTTAGCCTTGTCCTGTTCAGTTCGTCCAGATACCTGTGCTCCAATGACTTGTACCTGTGCATCTCTGTAATCCTGCTTCTGTTCCGCAGAGGTACATCCCGCAAGTACGGCTCCAATGGATAGTGCAATGATTGGGTTTCTCATATCTTCAATTCCTATTAACAGTCACTCAGAACGCCACTCTGCCAATTAGTCAGTGAACTAAACGTACTCACCGTTCCGTTAGGGTTGTTCACCGTGGCTTGAATGATCCGCTTCCTTAACAGCCGACCACCATCAGAGCCTTCCATGTGGCATGTACTCAAATTGGTACTAGGCGAACCTTCAATGCTGATGCTTACCCCGCCGTACATCGAATCCGAGAATGTGCAAGGCACCGTCTTTGTCTCAACACTTTCTGCAACCATGCCGCCAGCGTGTTTAACGTCCCAGCCAATCACTGCTGTACCTGAACAATCTGCTGCACTGCCCTCGCCTGATCCCATCGCTGAGTATGAGATAAACGTACCGCCGCCTTGATACCCGCCATTACTGGGGTTATCGAAGTTCAACTCTGGGGGTGGTGGTGGAGGTGCTGCATCGTTTGCTTGGCCCTGAGTGCTGCCCGATCCGTTATGGTGGTTCGCTTTAGAGGTAGTCACTGTGATCGTGGAGCTTTGACTATCAGCAAGCCCTGTAACTTCAACCAAGCCCCCGCCATTGATGGTTGCTGCGCCCGCTGTTGTTGTCACTGCCCAAGTAAACGATGCGTCATAGTTGGCAACAGGAACGCGCCAGCCACCAACGATGCCAGCATATTGACCGAACGTAGGATTAAGAGCGGGATTTAGCGCTATTGCTTCGGGCCATATTTTCGTGGCCCCCAGGTAAACTTCCTTAACGTCCTGATCCCCAATCTTTAACTGACCGACCTCGACTTTTGTACTACCCCTATAGATAGGCATGGTTACACCACAAAGTAGAGTGTGTTGGGATCAGTGCCCGTCGCACCAACGACAATCTTAGGTGCCGCAACTGTGCCACCAGAGCCAATACCCACCAGCTTACGCTCTACCCAATCCATCGTAGGAGGCATCTGTGATCGCAGTGATGTCCATTGCGCTACATCGGGATCACACAATCCGTAGATAGGGTTGTCCGTCATATCAAGCGCCGCATCTTTCTCAAAAGCGCGAAGCCTTATAAGCCGCTTGTCTGCCGCTTCAGCATCATCGGCTGGCTCTAGGGATGAACCTTCGATATAGCTGCCGACCATTGCCATGCCGCCACAGAATGTTGTGCCGGGCCATGTGTCGGGGTTGTGGCGAATAGGCGTATTATAGAAGTTCTCCGACATGCCTAAGTACACATCGCCGTGGATATAGGTCTTGGCCGTATAATCCGAAGTGCCAACACTCGTTACGCCTTCGGGCTGCACAGATAATTGTGACGTTACTTTCCATGCAGTTCCGTCCCATGCGGCTGTATCGCCTACCGTGGTGCCACCGGGAAGCGCCCCGCCTTCGCCACCATCTCCGGGCTCACCCTTCAATCCCTCTAACTGTTCAGGAGTAAAGTCCTCGTACACAAAGGCATCGCCTTTATCACCCTTCGGGCCTTTCAAGCTTTCAGGATCTAAGGAATCTGCGTCGCCTTTAAGATCGTTAAAGACGCCAGCAATAGCCTCAAACTCTTCCATGAGCTCATAGCCCATAAGCCTTTTCTTTGCGTCATAGCGATCAAGACTGTCCTTAACGCGGTAATCATAGATAGGGTTCCAATAGCTCATTCTGTTATCTCCATTGTGGCTGCTAATTCTTCTGCGCTCTTTCTTACTTTTTCTTTAACTTCTGCCTGCCGAGCTTCAAGCCGCTCAATGAATCCACCAACGGCATTAACGATGGAGTCGCGCAACCCCTCGACGGTTGCCTCATCACTCACGGCTGTCTGTATTGCTGAGAATCCATCAATGACATCGCTGATAGACATCATTGCACTCCCGTCCTTATCTAGGTAGGAATCTGCGTAGACCTCTTCAAAGTGACCCTCATAAAACTCACATTGACCATATGGCGCACCTATTCCCGCCCTCTTTAAACGCCCGCCCCATATACGAACTGCAAAATCTTTGGTGGGCGCGTTGGGCTCCTCCCATACCGCCCACACGCCATCACCGTATACATGGACAGGATCGCTTGCTCCAGCGGTGTCTAAATCGTATACGTATTGGAAATACGATGTGCCAATTCCAGCGGGGAAGGCATAAACCGAAATGGCACTTTCTGCCCAGTCACCATCGCCAGCATAGCCGCTCATGGTCATGCCACCATGATGCAGATAACTGTCATGGCCCCACTCTCCGGTAGCGGGATCGAGTGAGAGTTCGATCGTGCTAACCATGAGTTTGTGGTTCGACTCATCGTATGGAATTTTAAGGATATTGTTACCGTCAGCGTCTAGAAATTCAGACGCCTGCACCGCCCCTTTTGCGGTAATGTTTCCGTCTTTATCAATATCAACGGTTACCTTATTTGGTAACGGATCGGGCATTGGCTTGATAACTTTAAGCGCAGACTGCACGCCCATTGCCTCGGCTTTTTGATCTTCACTGAATGATGATTTTATTACTGCATCCCCAACCACAATCCCGCCAACAACGACTTGCTCTAAAGCAATAGAGGCACCCGCCTCTACAGCCGCCGCCTTGACCTCTGTAGATTCAACAGAATCAGTCGCTTTTATGCTTCCGGTTGATTCTATATCTTTGACGTAAAGTTTATAGGCGTTGATTAGTGCCCTGCTTATTGTGCCTTGCTCGGGGTCTGTGGAGTACCGGATTTTAAAATCATATATGTCATCGGGGTTGCTGATTTGATCTGGAAACCTCACCAACCTTTGCCCAAACTCATTTGGATCAGAAACAACCCAAACATCGTCACCGCCATCAGCGTCCTTCCCGGCCTCGCCCTTGTCGCCCTTCTCACCGTCGTCGCCCTTCTCTCCCTTCTCACCGTCTTTGCCCGGAGCCCCATCTTGACCGTTTGTGCCGGGAGTCCCATCTTCTCCATCCTTACCGGGCGCACCATCTTCACCGTCTTTGCCCGGAGCCCCATCGTTTCCGTCCTTGCCGGGATCTCCGTCTTTTCCGTCTTGACCGGGATCTCCGTCTTTACCCGGCGCTCCGTCTGCTCCGTCCTCTCCGTTAAGGCCTGTTGTGCTTCCGACATCTCCGATCAGATACCACCTACCTTCTACTGCGGAGAACCCAATAGCGTTACCAACGTTAAGCATCGCGCCATCCAGACCTGTCCACTCGGGAGCGGCTGGGCCTTCTGTCGTCGTTAAGTAAATGTCGCCGCCTTGAACAGACCGTGTGAAGCCGGGGAAGTCTGCTGAGTCAGTAGCGTCTACAGCACCACAAAAGTTAATGTCTGAATCTATGTTGGGTAGTTGCGACTCATTACTTAGCTCCGTTATCGCGGCAGCGATAGCCTCAAACTCTTTTGATAGCTCGCCACCCATGACTCTCTTGGCTGGATCTCCTACCTTGAGATCATCTTTTACCCTGAAGTTAGTTAAGGGTTTGTCATAATTCATTCGTCATCTCCTAAAAGCCCTGTTAAGGCTGCAAGCAGCTCTGATTTGAGTTCATCAAAATCTTTAGAATTGGCTACTGCCACGAGAAGCTTGTTCGCCATGTCACTACGACTAGCCCTAAGCTGTGCCAGGTTAACTGCGTGATCGTTAGAGTTGCCATTGCCCAACCCAAAGATGATGTTGCCTTCCATTCCAATAGCAGCCGTGCCCGTAGGAGCACCACGACCCACAAGAACGCCCCTAGCTAGGAACAATGTGCCGCCTACCTCGTCATTGTTGTTAGGTAGTGCAGACTCATAGCCCACATACATGTCGCCCTTGGTGTTTATCGTGCTTGTATTGCTAGAGCCGATAGTGAGGTTCGTAACATCTGCAAGGTAATCGGCTTTATCGACATACCGTTTGTTCGCTGCATGGTCTACACTCTCTGGATCTCTTAGTCCCCAGATGAAATTGTTTTCCATTCCTATACTGGCAGTGCCTTCTTCGGCATCTCTACCTACCAATGCGCCTCTGTTGAGAAATAACGTGCCGCCTTCTACGTCTGAGTTGTCTGGTCGAGCATCGTCAAGCCCGTAGCCAATGTAAGTATCACCAATGAGTGTGTGATGATTCTCGTTTGTGCTGCCTAAGCGTGTGTTTCCAGTTATATCTAGCGTTTCTAGCGCTACGTCTGCATCTGTCTTTTCTTTCAACGCATCTGCAATGGCCTGAAACTCAGCCGTAAGTTCTGCACCCTTAATTTTCTTGGCGTCTTGACCAGTAGGGAGTCCGTCCTTCTCAGCAAAATTTACTAGCGGCTCTTCATAACTCATTGCATATCTCCAAATAAAAAAGGGGGCTCCGAAGAACCCCCGCAGTTATTACCCTTGTACCCAGATTTGCACACCACACTCAGGACGGTATGTATCAAAACCGTAGAGCATGTCGGCAACCATAAGGTCGGCAAGGTATTCAGCTTTGTATTGAGTCTGTGTCCGAATAGACATCTGCTCGGCAAGTACCAAAGCGTCTGTGTGGAACAGCAAACAAGGCTTCTCGCCCGCCGCGTTAGCAGTCAGGTTGGTGCTGGTATAGATGTCTACACCGTAGAGCTCACCAATCTTTCCGTTAACAACACCGCGACCATTCACGAAGTCAGACGAGACATAACGATCAATGCCCATTATCTGATTTCGAGCGCTCGGACAAATTACTAGCTTGCGATTGTCCATAGGAACGTCAGCATCATCGAGCAATTGGATTGCATCGCGGAATGCTTGGTCACAGAACTCAAGCGCGTTGCCTTCAACGTGTGGATTAGCACTTGATCCGGGGTTTCCACCCAGAGAATCAATAGCGCTGTCCCATCCGTTAGAGGCAGAGATCAGGTCAGAGTCGACCTTACGAGCCAGAGCATAACCAGCGTCTTGAGTGTAGAAACGACGAAGGCTGGTAAGAGCCTGCTTCTCTACGATGTCCTCAATAAGCTTTGAGAACTCCCAGTGCTGGTCAATCGTGATGAGCTTCTCGCCTTCAGTGCTAGCGGCTAGAGTCACTTGCGTCTCCGCTACCTTCTCGCTTGCATCGCCACGAGTCGGCATAGGGATGTGCATAGTGTCACCCTTCTTGCCAGCCATCTTGAGTTGACGAACGAGAGGCTTCATTACGATAGACTTCTCGTACTCTGCAATGATCTCATCACTCCATAACTTAGGAATGAATGTCGCTGCGGTTGTGGTAGTTACGGCGCTACCTGTCGCCCATGCTGCATCTAATGCCATGATAAATTTCCTTTTAAGAGGTTAGCCCTGTACCCGGCCCTCTGCGTATGCCTTCATAATTTCGGGCTGATTCGCTTCGTACCAGTCAGGGTCAGCTTTTGCTTTTCGGCGTAGCTCCGCACCATTAACGATCTTGCGTGAGTTTCCGCTTTCAGGGTTTGATGATGGAGAGCCTGTACTGGCGCTCTTCACCGCACTTTTCCTAGCCTTGCTACCTGCTTTCTTTGCAGTATTTGCCATGCCCTTGATCTCTTTAAAGTTTGAGATCAGTTCATCGGCAGCTTCTACAGAGAACATCTGATCGGCTTCATAATGCAGCCGTTGTCGTACAGGGGTTGCTTGCGCCCAAACCTTAAACTCTTCCGAGCTAATGATTTCGGCCATGTCGCTGTGCTTGTTGACCAACGCCTGTACTCCAGCATCACGCTTCATCTGTGCGGTAGCTTGTTTAAACTCTTTGATGACTTCATGGTTCTCAATGGAGCTATTGACTGCTGCCTTGGGATCAGTGAAGTAATCAACATCGGTACTAGGTTCCTCCGGTTCGGGTTGTGCAACGTGAGTCTGTTGAACCTGTTGACGGAGAGCTGCCAGTTCGTTCCCTTGTCGGGCCATCACCTTCTCTAGCTCCGAGTGCATCTTGGCGACATCCTTAACGGACTTGCCTTGATAGGTCGGTGCTAACTCTTCTTCGGGCTCCACTTCCTCAACGGGTTCAGGCTCTAAGCCCTCCATCACTGGTTCTGCGGTCTGTCCCTCGCCTGCAACTTCAGCGTTCTCTTCGTTCTCAATCCACTCTGCCATTGTTCCGCTCCTAAAAAGGTCTGTCGGATAAGTTATGAGGACTCGTAAGAGCTACCCCCTTCAGTCAGATCGTACTAGCTCCCCGGAAATGGAGACAGCACAACCTATTGCAGTAACGAACTCACTTCTTCCGTTACCCCAAATTGCTGCTCTGCTTGAAAGCACATGTCCTGGTACATGGCTATCGAGCGTAGCGTGGCTAATCGACCTTTCTGAAACCAAAGGTCATCAGCGTCTTTACACATATCGAGTGAGCACTCTTCTATCTGCTCTTGTATCTGCAAACAAAAGGATTGCCACCCCTTATTCATAAACAACTCACGAGCTTCATCGAGCTCCTGTTCTGACATTTCAATAATCATTGTGGCTTCACCGCCTTGTTAGCGACCTTGCGTTTAGGCTTAGTCTCTAGCTTTTTGATTCTCTCGTTCTGTTCGTTAAGGACTTTTTCCAACCGAGAAACCATTGCGTCATATTCTTTTTTAGTCACAAGCATTACTCTTCTGCCTATATCTTTCTCATGTTAGTTAACACAACTTCATAAGTTGAATTATTATAAAAAGCCCCATGTTCGTGAGTCATTGGCTCTGGCCCAGCGGGAGAGAACACCACACACATATGGTCTCTAGGAGATTGCTTCCAATCCTTAATAGGAGTTTTAAGGACTAACTGTGCTCTGACATATAACTCAAACATAGTTTGGTGTGTTGGTTCCCAGTATGGCTGTAATAAAGCACCGTAATTTTCAGATGTCCAAAGTTGCTTAAAATGAAACTCTGTGTTGTATTCCATACTCGTAGTAGCAGTTCTAAAATTGGTAAAATCTGGTGCATTCGAATTAGTACTGTAAGTGTAATGATTGCCACATGTCGTTAAGGTATATAGTTCGCCAGATGAAGATGACTGAACTTTAGAGTCAACGTACTCCTTAGTGACAATGTTATTGGGAGAAATAATTTTGCCTTTGTAGTTAATTGCATCTGCGGAACCTGCGTTGTGGTATGCCTGAAGCAAATCCCCCTCCTGCTCGCTGACAGCGGGTGAAGAGTAGTCGGCACCAATAGCGCCCTTAATAGTGAATCCATTACCGCTTTCATTGAAATGGCGAGGATTATCAAGCTGTAGCTTGCCCGACATAGTATCGCCAGACTTCAGTACGAAGCCGTCACTATCTCCAGCACTAGGGGGCTGAATAATCTTGACTCGGACGTTCTCGCCGTTACTCGGCATAGAGGTATCTTCTAGCGCCCTAACGAAATCAACGTCAATCACCCACCAATGGGCCTGCCCCGCTGTTTCATCGTGAACATCTACAACGGTAAACAGTCCGTAGTCTGGCTGGCCTTCAACAAACAATTCAATCAACTCACCAGCTTCTACACCCGCAAAGCCGTGCGGCGTACCGTCATTATCATTCTCGTTAAGCCATATAGACTTGGCGCTTTTGAACAAACCAATAGGCTGACCGCCACCATTTACATCGTCGTACATGGTTAGCTGACCTTGATTGCCAGCTAGACCGCCAAGGTTAAACATCCATGTGCCGCGCTCCACAGAAGGAACAATGGCATCGATTTCTTCTTCAAGCTCAATGATTTCGTTTTGAAGGTAACGGGTCGCGTCGTCTATGTACTTCTTTGTGACTGCCTCATCGTCCTCGACACCCTCAGTTTTGAGAATGACGCGATCAGCAACCTCAATGCCTTGGCCGGCATCCTTCTCTTGAATCTCACCAACCTTGATAGGGCCGTTGAATGAAGTTTCGTTGTGTCCAATGTAAACCCTGTCACGCGTTGTGCCCAAGCGTAGCGAACTGCTGTCACTGTTAGAGTAAACACCAAGGGTCTGAACCTTATTAGTAGACCGACTGTCCTCGCCCTTTTGAGTCAGCATGACAAGCGGCCCTTCCATTGAGTCGCCGCCTTCCTTTTTAACAAACCCATCTCCGTCTAGGTCTTGAATCTTCTCCCAGATAAAGCGGTTTACTTTAAGCTGGTTGGTTAGCTCACCAAGCTCTTCAGGTGTAGGAGCAAACCGCCCATTGATGTCACGAAACATTAACTGCCCGTTCGTCTCAATCAGATCAGTCGTTGCAGGTGCCCATTCCTGCCTGCCTTCTACTTCCCTGTAGAGCATCCACTTACCGTTACGAAGGCTAGCGTTAGGGCGTCTGACATAACCCGACAGATCAACCGTACCGCCGCCACCACTACCACCGATAGACTTGTAGTGAACCTCGTTCATCGTGCCGCCTTCACCAAGGGGCATCTCTACCGTGTAGCTTGTACCGTCTGTTAGATAAAGTAGGATCGAGCTATCAATGTCCTGCTCAATCCGAGCAATACCAACGCCATCCTTACCTTCAGTGCCATCTTCGCCAGCTTCTCCTTGCTGGCCTTTATCACCTTTTAAGCCACGATCACCCTTAGCGCCTTTGTCGCCCTTATCGCCCTTCTCTCCGGGGCCACCAATCTCGCCACGCTCGCCCTTGACTCCAGCAGGCCCGATGATTTTTTTGATATTTCCAACCTGTGCCTTCTTGATCTCAGAAGTAACAAGGTTGAGGATTTCGTATAGGCTTAAATCACTCACTGAATGTGACTCCCTCTAGCATCTGTGCGTTCTGCCCCATCATCTGTTGAAGCTGTTGCTGTTCGGCTTGCTTGGCTTGCATCTGTTGCTGGGCCATTTCCATCTGCTGACGCTTCTCGTCATTGGCTATCTGGTGTGCTTCTTCTTCCCGAAGGCTTGCAGCAATCTGTAGCTTCTCTGCAATGCTGACATCTATCTCTCCATCCTTGTCTTGATCCGCGTACTTC